GTCTTTCTCGCAAGGATATCCGGCTCAAGTGTAGACTATTCAGCGCGAAGATGTGGATTTGGTACAACGGGTAGTGATAGGCTTTTCTATGGTAATGTTGTTTTCACCGGACAGTCTGTAACCATAGACGGGAAGCTTACTGTTGATGAGGTTGTGCTACCTGGTACCCAAGGAAAAGTTCTTGTTGGCGATGATTATGGGTACACTGGTACCAAGACTATTGATGGGAATACATTAACGATCGTAAATGGGATCATTACGAGCATAACATAAGCATAACAAACGAGGAAAAAATGCATTACGCATTGGATGGAAGGTACCCGATAGAAACGAAGCAGCAGGTCGAAATCGCCTCTGAGTATTTCACAAAATATGCCAGCAGATTCAATCACGCCGAAAAGGTTGTTATTGCCCACCGGCTTGAGAAGCGTGCTTCAGACCTCGGCGTATCGATAGATAAGGATTGGGTGCGAAACTATTCAAGGCCCATGAAGAAACATGCCGGATACTCGCCTGATTTTGAGAGGGATATGAAGGTAAGGGTAGACCTGTGCTCAGGTAAAGACATAAAAATTGGTGACCTCGATGCCAAGGCTGCCCTGTCGTCAATGATCGAGAAGAAGGCGAGCATCGATCCGGCTATCATGCTAGAAGCTATCAACGAGTTTGATAAGATGGCTGGCCTTACCTCCGGATACGGCCGCAACCTTCAGGACCCGGTAATCACCGTATATGGTGGCGCTACAAACAGCAGGTATGACACTGACCAGGTATCCGGTGATTCGAAGCTTCCTCTTGGGGCGTTCGTATAAATGCAGGAGCTCAAGGTATTGACGTCGAGGCTCATGGACGCCTACGTCCTTGGCGACAAGGATAAAATACGTTCAATCAAGTCCGAGATTGATGAGCAATCAAAAAAGTATGAACCGGAGAGCGTAAGCGGCGTACAGCTGAACTCCATCCTCAATGACGATAAAGCTTCGGCCATCAAGGTGTACGAGCACTTGAACAGAATGCTCGGAGATGACTGGTGGGAGTGGGAGATTGAGACAATACACAAGATGTTGTTTATTAATGGTGGTGTTGTTCTCGAGGAAGTGAATAACGACAAAATGCTTGCTATACGGCACTGCTGTCGTAGTGACGCGTGCTTCGACGACTGGTATGAATTCAACCAGATGGCGCTATCATTCTCTGGGTCAATAGCAAATTTCGAATGTTTGCGCAGCCCATCTCCTGGTATGGCAATAAACGCAGTAAAGGTCATAGATTATATTAGACCTGACAATGAGGGCATATTTGGCAACGAAGTCGAAGCGTATATTTGCGTTATCATGACAGAGAACGGAATATACACGCCGCCTCCATCTATAGTTTTTTACACAAAAGACAAGATGGAGAAAATGGTCAGTAAGGAGATTGTTTCGATGTGGCCTGACATACTGAAGAAGTACAACAGTATTGTTGTCGATCGCGAGATCAACATATCTGAAAACATTGTTGATATACAGGCCAAGAGGCTCATTGTAGCCGAAACTGCAGCAAGAAAATATTCAAGATAGGTGGGTTGAATATGGCGTTTGAAGAAATTGTATCACAAGGGCTCATAACCCCAAGAACTTCGCCTGGCAGTACTGGACAATCTGATGTCAAAGTATCTTTTACGAGGGGTTCAATAAAGTACGATTCTCCATTCATGGATATGACAAGCACGTACTTGCCTTCATCCATCAAGGGTATATTGAGATTTGTTGCATCGTACGTTGTCGGCGACGGGTTTGTGTCGCAGTGTATAACAAAGATGTCTGAATACCCAATCACGTCACTCATCTATGACGATGAAATATCTGACAACAAGTCGTCCATCAAGGACAGCAGGTTGAAAGATAACTGGAGGACTATACTTGAGAAGAAGATAAAAATACTCATGACTCTCAAGCAGGCCGGCATGGACTACTACGCATACGGGAACTCGCTCGTATCTGTAAATTTCCCATTCATCAGGATGCTCACATGTGAAAAGTGTGGCGCAACACACAACGCCAAAACACTTGATGGTGTAAAATTCAAGAACTTTAAGTATGTGGGTAAGTGCTCCCGGTGCTCGCATGACGGCGCTATGGAATACAAAGACATCAATGTCAAAGATTACAGTGGAATAAGTATCGTCCACTGGGACATAATGTGCATACACATAAAGTACAACTCTATCACCGGAGAACACTTCTACTATTACACGGTACCAAAAGATATAGCCGCCGCAATATCTACTGGTGATATGGACATTGTTAATTCAACAAGGGCCGAAGTGATCGAGGCTGTAAAGTCAAAGAAAAAGATAAAACTCATCAGTGACAATGTGTACCATTTGAAGAGGCCTGCGCCACAATACCTGGTCCCGAGTGAGCGTGGGTGGGGGATACCTGTTGTTCTCGCCGTTATGAAAGACGTGTTCCACACAAAGATTCTCAAGAAGGGTAACGAGATGATCGCGTTCGATCATATCATGCCGCTGAGAATACTTTTCCCGCAGGGGACTGGCGACGTAAGCCCACACATGACGATCAATCTTTCTGCGTGGCGTACGAAAATCGAAGACGAGATCAGGAAGTGGAAAGCTGACCCGAATTACATATCGATAGTCCCGATTCCGCTCGGTATGCAGAACTTCAGTGGTGACGCAAAGGTCCTCATGGTAACCCAGGAGATAAGGGCTACCGAGGATGCTGTGATAACCGGTATTGGGGTTATACCAGAAATAATACGTGGTGGCGCATCGTGGTCTGGAAGTAACGTCTCACTGCGAATTGTGGAGAACTCGTTCATCAACCACAGAAACGACATCCAGAACCTGATAGATTTCATCATAGACAAGGTGTCGACCTACCTTGGCATCAAAAGAATTGAAGTCAAAATGTCTGACTTCAAGATGGCTGACGACCTCGAGAAAAAAAGGATGATGATGGGTGGGGCAAGTGGCCCGTCATCTGATTCAATATTCTCTATGTCAAGGTTTCAGAAGGAGATGGGGATAGACCCGGAAAAGGATTACGAGGAGCGCCTGAAGGAGTTGAAGCGTCGAGTAGAGTTGAGGGTGCGTGAGGCGGAAGGTGATGCCGAGGCACGTGGGGCTGCAGCAATCATCAATGCAATATACCAAGCCGACGCTGAGATGGAGAATCGCAACAGAATAGATATGCACCAGCGCGAAGAGCAGAGAAAGCGCGACGAGCACGCACGCGCAGATCAAGAGCAGAACGCCGAAGGTGTTGACCAGGATGTCGGTATACTTTCAGACTCCACCGGTAAGGATAAGAACCAGATATCTATACCGAACCTCATACTGGCTATCACTCAGAGGTTTGCAAGGCTCGCTCAGATCGACAAGGAAGAGTTCAAGATTCGCATGCTTGCAATGAAGAACGCAACGCCGAGCTTGTACAGTGAAGTGTACAACAATATGAGGGAAATGAATATAATCGAAGCTGACCTCATACCAGATCTCGAGCAGGTCCAGAAGTACACCCCTGGCGAAATACCGTCGACCATGCAGGGCGAATCGTTTGGTGATGGCGGGCAGTCTCCTGCAGAGTCTGGTGCGAGTGTGTCGTTGATAAAAAGTAATCCAAGACCACTTCCAGAGGCAGCCCCGCCAAGGTCAATAAAGTCACCGATCTAGCTGATCGCAGCCCCACCTCTGCGACAGCGCGCACGGCCCCGGTGTGTTTCACGCCGGGCCGTTGCTTTTAATAGCTAAAAAAACCCGCCCAGCTTGACGCTGGACGGGTTGCTACATGACGAAAAGCACCATGGACAGGATTAGTTGCCCTTTGTGCGTTTCATTGCCGTAATACGGTACTCGTTGCCGCTGAAAATAATCTGATCCTTCGGGTCGAGATTAGCTCCGTCGGGGGAACGGAACTCGAACACGTATTGACCATCATTTCCAACGAACCGATCCTTGTATTCGCTGCCAAGGCGATCGAGGATTTCGGAGACACTGTCTCCGGTTTCGGCGGTTGTGACAATTGGTGATCCGCCGATCGTGATAATCTTGATCGAAAACAAGCCGTTACCCTTGATCCTCTTTGCGAGGAACAAGGCATCCCCGTCACGCAGGATTGTGCTGGAAGTCACATTCGACCCGTGAATCGACATCTGCATGTCGGAAACATCGATATCGAGCACATTGACAAGGTCGCCGACATTTGGGTTCTGGTAATCGAATGTGTATTCCTTCGTCACCATTCCGAGCCCATACACTTTTGCAGTAATCATCTCTTCCTCCACACTATTTGGATATTGTTTGTGGGTTTCCCCCAAAATCCCTTACATAAAAGGATTCTGGGTATAATCCGAACTGAAACTCATTCCAACATGATGCGACACTCGAATTCTTGTCAGTACCAAGATTGTTCAGTCCGTACATTGTGTTGAAATGTTGTATGACACGTCCTGCTGCGATAGCCGATATGAATACAGCAGTGGTTGCGATAGACTCGCTTGCTCCACACGCACTCACCTCAGCCTCTTCGTCCTTGTACAGTGTACTCTTCCAGTTGTTCACATCGCTTGTAACGCATGGGTTAAACGTATATATCCGACCTTCACGTAGCCCCATGCGTGTTTCGATAACAAGCTTTGTTGAAAAGCTGGTTTTAAGTATCTTCTCGAATATCTCGCATCTGCTAGACATTGTATCCGTAAGAAGGAACACGTAGTCTGATCTCACATCGTACTGGTCTACGACCTTCATGTCGTTTGCTTGGACGCGGAAACCGCACTTCCTGAATATGATCTCATTCATAGCGTCAACCTTTTTCATGCCGACGTGGCCAATGTCGAAGGCTTGATTTGCTATATTGTGCGCCTCTACAACGTCGTAATCGTAGAGTTTCATAACGCCCTGGCCAAGGTTTTCGTTCCCCCAGCCCATTTGTGCGAGATATAGTGCAACATGAGACCCTGTCGCACCAACACCAATTATACTAACACTCCTGTGCTCTATTGTTGATGGGCACATCAGGCCCATCTGTCGCATGTATTCTACCATGAAAGCTCTTCGATTCTATTGCTGATTTTTTCAAGCTCATCGATCTCGCTTGCATCGAATAATTTGGCGAAGTTGGTAGCGCATTCATGACCAGAGGCGCTATCACGGTTGCCGCTAAACAAATCAGAACAGCACACTATTTGACCGTCTTCGTCGCGTCGATACCGCTCCCTGATCCTTTGTTCCACCAGGTCGAGCTCGTCTTTTTTTTTTGAACGGCTCTCGGTTGTGTTCGTATTTTTCAGGGTGCCATCGACTGTGTAGAACCTTCCGTTGAACTCTGGGATGATTGGCGCTCCAGCACACCAGTTCGTGTTGCCCCCTGGCCTTTCCTTCATGGGAACCTCAGCCTCAATCTTCTTCCTTAGAGTTCCGAACTGCTCAGCAATCGATCTTTCCGACAATTTCTCGTCATCGATTTTAAGCTTTATCATCCGGTGCTTCTCCCGGTTATCGATGGTTTTATCCTTCATGATGTTCATAACTTCTTCAATCCTGTCGTCGTACCATTTGTCATTATGGATTTCGACGATGTTTGGAATAATGCCGTCGTACTGCATTTTCTCATTGTATACGATCACAGACACGTTGAGTTCGCGATTTTTATTCGCGATGATCCTTACATAATCTTCGGAGCACTTCTTCGATAATTCGACGAACTGCCTTTCGTCCTGACCGCTCGGTGATACCGACATCGTATGGTGCGAATGTATCCAGCACAAGATCTTCGAAGCGTCGTCCAACCTACCGCTCTCTTCGAGCCATTTGTAGATCAAGAGTTCGTTGTCCTCGCCGATTTCGCACGTCCCGCTTTCTTGCACATCGTTACCGCAGTATACTACCTCGGTTATCGTGTATACATTGTTTTCCTTCTCGACAATGGCGTAGAAACCAATCTCGAGTTTGTGAGCATCAACTATCGCATTTATCCATTTGTATGCGACAGTCGATATATTAACGATCGGTGCCGTAAGTGTTAATTGCGGCAGTGCTTTGACTGTAACTCCCATTACTCAACCACCTCCGGGTATTGTGTGCAGACTGACCCCCAAGCGTCAGTCGGTGTTGGTGTACGCAGAAACATAAGCATAGTGTCAATTGCACAGCGGATGCCCGACTCAGATTTGATACACCGCAACAGCGAATCGTTGTCACTTCCAGAGAGGTCAAGCCCATCAGCAAGGTACTGTTTAACATTTGGACTCACATTACCAAAGCACACTTTGCCTTCGCTACCAACGTGTGCCGCTTCGTGATAGCCATACAGTCTGGTCGTGTTGAACATTCTGACCACATACGTCCCTTGAACGATAGTCGCAACAATAAGCATGTCACCAACAGATCTTAATTTACCATTAACATCTGCGAAAACATCTTTAGTTTTAACAACCAGGAACAGCGAGTTGTGGTTTGATGCGTTTGTAAACGCAAGATGAGACTCATCACCACTTGTCGAGTGACACGGGAGTTTGAGCTTGCCGGCAACCGCAGGTGTAACCACGTACGCGTACTCGATATTGTCGTAATGGTCGAAGATGTTCGATATGTTGCGAACACCAGCGCTACCGTACTGGCGTCCAGCACTCTTCTGAATCCTAAGCACCAGTTCTGATAGTGTTTTTGCCAAGCTGACAAGTTCTTCAATACTACCACCAGCACAAAGAGAGCCTGTTGACAAAAGATTGAGAGCTTCTACCATCTCGCCCCTGAACACACAAACCTCTTCAGTAATATCGGGAATGACCTCATCTTCAGCGCAGCAACAACCCTCTTCCTCTTCACGCTCTTCCTCTTCACGCTCTTCCTCTTCACGCTCTTCCTCTTCACGCTCTTCCTCTTCACACACCTCGTCCGTGTTATCGTCACTAACGCGTTCGCAAACGTTGTGAATAACATCGTGGTCAACAACACCGCCTTGTGTGTCATTACGGCAATAAACACCAGGTCCCTGTACCGGCTGATCTGCTCCGCCCGTCATACCATAGGTTCGCAGCAAATCTGTGAGATGTGCGACAAGCACACTAACACAATCTTCATTCTGGGCGATAACGAGACCGTCGCACTTGACATTTACCGGGATGGAGCTGATGTTATCATTTACCTCGAATGTGAGGTGCTTATACACCCACCATAATTTAAGGTTGTGGGTGATGGCAGTACAGGCGAGACTAAATACCATCGATTTGAAATCGCGTGACGCATTGTTTGTATGAGCGTTGTCATCCGGAGCGTGTTGGTCAAAGATCATGTACCGGAATTCAGTTTCACTACAACCTCTCAAATCAATAACATTGCAGTGAAATTGGCTTTCGCAAGCCAAGCCAAGTAAATCAACACCAATAGGTGACACTATAATCGTACTCATCTACTTTCTCCTTCTGTTTTTGAACTTGATCTTTTCCCTGAGCACTTCATCGTAAGACTTTTGCAAGTTGGACAACTGCACAGCGTTGATGTGTTTATTACCAACATCAGACTTAACAACATCTTCAGATACAACTGGCCAACATGTCACATATTTTCCGGCCGGGTCTTCAACATTGACTGACGATACGAATTCAATCAATATGTACACCATTGAGTATACGTCACAATCAACATAGGCTTTTGATATCATTGATAGCATGTTTCCGTGACACGCGTGTCCGTCTGCGAATATGTGTGGGGCATGCATATTTGCCGAAATCCCATCAACGCGCCTGGTCATATTCTCAAACGAAACGGTGTTCGACCCCGGAGTGTCGTTGTACACAATGCCTGACATATCTATGCTGATCTTCATCTTGCCAATGTCGTGCCAACTCCGGGTTCTGCTGTCCATCACGTATATGTTTCTCGTGTAAATGTGAAGTTTCTGCGACTCCACATCAGCGTGTATATAAATAATCTTATTGTGCTCGTACAGGCCCTTCAGTGAGTCGTAAGAGCTTTCGCATTTGTCACTTGTACTTCTAATACTCTCAAGTGCAGCTCGCGCCTGTATGAGTTTGTTTGATACCTCTCGCAGTCTCAACACTATCTCATCATACTCATTATTTAAATCAAGTACATCTTTCTCGTACGTTTCCCTAAGCTTTTCAGGTCTCGAGTCGATAAGTGACGTGAGCTTTTTTACTCCATCAACACTTAACCTTGAGTACATATCCACATCATACATGTGAGCTTCTGTGTTGCTCATAAATAGACGGTTCATATATTCTGCAATGAATTCAAATCCAACAACAACAACATAATTTATTAAGTTTGCGCGAATCATCTCCGCAAACGCGCAACCCGATAATGAATCGTTGTAGAATTTTCCGTGACTCATACGCGCTTGCTCATTGTCCCGAATCGATGTGTCAATTACGTCGATATCACTTTTTCCGAACAGGGTACCGGTAGTAAACCTGCGCTTATAACCAAAGATATCTTGCAGTGTGTTATAATCTACACCAACAACGTTCACATTATCAAGTGAATTGATTTCTGGCATATCTTCCATGAAGCCGTAAGCTTCATTATATAGATCGCAGAGCAATACGATCATGTTGCAACTAGCGGCTTCGCTGTTGAGTTTACAGAAGAAATCTCTGTTTATATCTACATCCTGCGCACTACAATTGTATCCGACGTCCATTATCAATATGGGACACATGCCGTATCGTACAGGTCTTGTGATTGCAGTATAACAACTACTAAGTGTTCTTAATATGCCACCAACAACAGAATACCTCCGATCTTGCGGTGCTGTACCATCAAGGCAAGCTTTTGTTATATTTACAACATTATCATACCCCCTAAAAGGCTCACCAAACTCTTCTGTATGGTCAGCCGCAGGTTCGCTTGCAGGCTCATCCATCGTCCCACTCGGAGTTTCTACCAATTCTTCAGCAGGCGCTTCAGCAGGCGCTTCAGCAGGCGCTTCAGCAGGCGCTTCAGCAGGCGCTTCAGCAGGTGCTTCAGCAGGTGCTTCAGCAGGTGCTTCAGCAGGTGCTTCAGCAGGTGCT